TTGACATTATTGATACCCTCTGTTTGTAGCAAAGTTAATCCATTTAATTGTGCTGCATAAGCACATTCTGCCCAAGAGTTATAAGTATTAAAATGAACTGGAGCTTTACACTCTCCTGAAAGAAAGGAGCAAACTGACATAACTAACATAAACTTCATTTGTCAGTCTCTTTAAAGAATTTATAAATTTTACCTGTTGTTCCCATGTATTTAATGTAAGGTCTTTCTTTCCATCGTTTATTCCATGCCCAGTTAGATACTTTAGCACCATACGTTTCAAAGAATGAAAGAAATACATCAATACTTATCTTCGATAATCTTTGTAATTTTTTTCCTACCTGCTTCATCTGTTTCCACCATTGCTTTTATTTTACCACAAGCCATTCTTACATTTTGTGGATTAACAGATCGTTCTACAGTCCTTTTCATTTTCAGGCAGGTACTCATTTTCTGATCCTTGATGTAAGTATGCTCGATTACACCGCCCTTGTATATCATACAAAGAGCAATTATTCCTACTGCTAGTTCACTCATATTATTGCCTATTAAAACTGTCGTATTGCTCGACAATCCATTTTGCTATTTTTCTAAAAAATTTTTTAATCTTTAATAACATATTATCCTCCGTTACTTCTAACTTTATCTTTTAGTTTTTCTATTTGTTCTATAAGTCTTTCTACATCAGACTGCAATCTTTTTATGTTAGTTGCGTTATGTCTCATACCTTTAATTTCTTCTTGCATATCTTCTATGTCTTTTAGTGCATCCTCTATAAGTAAAAATTGCTCTGCATCAGCAGGAAGAGAACCTAATTCTCCTCGAGGAAATTTGATTGTAAATTCAACTGCTTTTTCTAAATCCTTTTTTATAAGTGTATTATCGTTTTCAATAGTATTGATTCTCTCAATAATACCAAAATAACTCCAAACTGCTATTGAGCTTACTACAATAATACTAATTAAGTTTTTGAGACTTAAATCAATTCCAGAATCTTCTCTAATTTTAGTAGATTTCATTTCCAACCCATAAGTTTAAGAAGCCATTGTTCTATTTTGTCTATTAACTTTTTCATCTCCAGCTCCTTATTGCCCAATAAGCAGGACTTAATGATTTCTGCCCTCTTACTTTTCTTAACACTCCTCCCATACGAGCCATAAAGCTACGTTTTCTAGCTGGAATGTGTTTTTTAATTGACATTGTTTTTGAACCAAAATTTACTTTTTGAACTCTGCCTGTTCTTCTATTACGAACAAAGACTTTAAACTTCTTAACGTCTCCTCGCATTATTTTATTAAGTTTTACTTTTTTTCCTTTATATTTAGCCATAGATGACTAATAGCATAAAATATTAATGTTTGCCACAAACATAACCAAAGACGTGCTTGTTCTTATATTTGTGATAATACATATTTCTACCAGGTAAATGTATTTTGTATTCTCTCACAATCACGTTTTTCTTGTACCAATCGTAGCAAGATATATCGAATAGTTCGATGTGCATGAGCTGACCTTTAGCCAATATAAGTGTGATAATAAGCTCTTTCATTTTTTAAGGTTATCAGCAAACAGTTTAAGCATGGCTTTATATGCTGATCCTCCTTGATAGTCTGTTTCTTGTTGATTAAATTCTTTTATAAGTTTGTACCAAAGTTCTTTGTATTTATCGTCTTTTGTTTTGTTGTAATCGTTAGCAGCTTTGTCAATTCTGGATAACAATTCGTCTCTCATCGTTTAAAATGTCTTTGTCTCCATTTATTGCAAACGTAAGTATCTTTAACGCCTATAGTTCTATACACACCACAGAAACCATGTTTATTAGAATATAATCCACAATTACCACAGCTTCCTCTTCCTTGTGATGGTCTAAAATCTTGTGGCATTTGATAAGGTATAAACTCTCCACCAGGATAGAAGTTAGGTCGCTTCATCTACCTTGCCCTCTGTACTTCTTCCAACTTCTACGTTTATGTTTATTCATCGTACTCATCTTTGGTCGTCTCCCAATGGATGTTCCATTAAAAGTTTTTTCATAGATAACTGTCTGACCAAATATATTACCTTTTCTTTTTGCCATCTTCTACTTCAGCATCTTCAGCTTTACCATCTATGATAAGTGGTAGTGGTTCTGTAACATTTGTCTGTTGTACTTTGTCAGACATACCTAATACGTTTTTACTTAAAAAGATTTGCATATTGGTATTGTCTTTCTTAACTGCTTTATCCCACATTTTCTTTCGTAAAGAGGATTTTCCTTTTTCTCTGTAAGTATCTATAATTTCGGCATAATTTCTTTCTAATGTCCTAGCAGATACACCAAGCACACTAGCGATCTCATAAGTAGGACAACCAATAGAGGCAAGGTTTTTAAGGATTTCTATATCTAGCTTAATTCTAGGTCTGCCTACTACATTTTGTTTTTTCTGTGTCTGTGCCTTAATTTTGTCGTTTTTCATACTTCTATCTTCTCCATATTTAACACACATCCAATAGGAAATACATTACGATCACTAAAACTCTCTTCTGTTGTGTCATAAGATGCAAATGTCCACACATATTTCTTATCTTTCTTGAATATATAGCCATGTGTTATCATTTTAGATGGTAGGAACTTGTTAAATTCTTGGGAGGTTGCGTGTCCTGAATCTCCTGTAATATCTAACCAGGTTATTTTATAAAAATAATACTTTTTTGAGCCAATCTGAATGTGGCGAAACTTTGATTTTTTTTTAGCCATTTTTAGTGTTTTGTTTTGTCGTATGACTCTACTACAGCTTTATAATAATTAAGCTGCACTTTCAATCTTCTATTCTCTAGGTGTAACTTTATAAGACGTTTTCTTACACGTTTAAATATTTTAAGAAAAAATTTACATGGTCTCATAGCTTATCTTTCAATGGCATATTCTCTTTAAACTTGTGTTTCCATTTGAGCTTACCCTCTGTCTCAATTTCGACATAATCTCCAAACTGATTACCTGTATATGTTATCTCCTCTTTGCTTAACCCTAATTTAGTATGTTTTATAAGTTTGTTATTTAGTACTTGTTGCGATATGCGGTCTGTATGTGATTGCTCTTTATCCACATACTGAAATTTGTCATAATTTACAACATTAATTAGCGTTACTTTTCTGTTCTTGTGATTGGCTGTGGGCTGCAAGTGGGCGTGTCTAGTGGTTATCATTCCTCTTCGTACTAGCCGTAGTATGAAAGTACGCATTTCACTATAACTCATTTTAAACCTTTTAGCATTAACTCTTAAAGGAAATATTAGCTCTCCTCTTCTTACAAATATCTTATTATCTAAAAACCTTAATTCTTTATCCTGGTGCGATGCAGATGAGATCATATATATCCAAGCTGATGCCTGTAATAGGTTCTTAAACACAGGATGTTGCCAAATGTTACGATAGCAGATGAAATACCCTGATTTACGACTCATTTAATCTTCTCCTTATTTCTGCCAATATTTGCTGTTCTGTGCCATACCTTTTAACAAACTCTTTCTTACCTAAATGTACTGATACCTTGCCATAGCGATGATGCTCTGGACAGAGAGGTATTGTTTCATAATGTGAGGATCGCATCGCTAAACCTGTCTGATGGCGAATGTGGTGTATCTCTGCTGGTCTGGAGCATACATAACAGCCCATTTCAGCTACTCGTCTTAAATGTTCTTTTTCTGCTTTTTTCATCATTCTCTCTATTTGTTTCTCAAAGTCCTTACAATCCTTATCGGACATCATTTAGCTCTCCAAACAATAGCAGTTTTACCATAAGGTGTATTACGTCTTTTACCGCTATCTTCTACAAGGTCTAATTTTTGTAATTCTCTACACCTAGCTGTTACTGAACTTAAAGGCATTTCTAATTCATCTGCTATTTCGTAATTAGTATAGGATTGCGACTTTAATAAGTTTAATACTCGTTCTCGTTTAGTGATTTTATTCTTGGTATTTGCCCAAGCCGATTGGCTTGTATCTGTATAGTTATGAGCTGCGTAATCTAGTTCTAACTGTTTATTCATCTCTTCTCCCTTTAGCGAAGCCCTGCGAGGGAGGTCGCAGAGCTTCTAGTTTAAATATATTTATTGAGATAAATATTCTTGGTTATAGCATAAAAAACTAAAAAAAAAAATTTATCTCTGATTCGATTTATAAGTGATTTGCTAAAATAAATCAATTTTTTCATTAAAAAGTTGTTAAATAAGGCAAGATTTTTAAAAAAGCTAGGTTTTATGCGCTTTATTTAATGTATATTTTAGTTGCAATTAACAACCCAATAGTCCATATTAATATCATGTTTAAAAATAAAAAAAGAGGTAAAAAAATGAAAAAAGATAAAATGATATATTCAGAAAACAAAAGATTGTTTCCTGATATTTCTTTTCCAAACAATAATTTGAGTTGTTTTACATATAGCGACTCATCTGTAAAATTATCTGATAAAGTTAAAGACGATAATGGAAAAGTATTGACAGGTAAATGGTTTGTTAAAATTGATGATATATGTCCTAGTCTTAATGTTCCAAAACAATTAGAAAAGAGTTTTGTGAATAGTGAATGGGTAAGTGAAAAAGAATTAACTAATCCAACATATCAAGAACTTCAAGAAATACATCATCGTTATTTACAACAATCAGGAGATTGGCATTATGGGTTGGTTGTTTCTAATGTTGATTATGCAAATCGTGTAATATCTTTGGGAGCAGAATCATGAAACTAAAAGACTTTAGTGCAACCAAGTTGTTTTCAAAACAGTTTGAGACAATATTTGGTAAAGAGGCAACTTTTGGAGATATTACAAAAGTTAAAAAAAATTCAAATGGGAACTTATTAGGTGTTCACGTTGAATCATTTGTTAAAGAAAAGACAAATGCAAACTCTAGTAAAACAAAGGAGAAGTTATAGTGGATAAAAAAGAACTCAAACTAAAGCAGGATTATCATAAGACTCTTGAAAAAGAGAAAAAGGCAGAGGAAAGATACCTAGCTTTAAGAGAGAGAAAAAGACAATTAGCAATTAAGCTAAATGTCTATCAACTAGAAAGAGTGGCAGTTTAAATTAAAAGGAGATAAATATGAAACACTTAATGGGAGTTATAGTATCTTTTACGCTACTTACAAATTGTTCTACACATTTGGTAGTAGATACAAAAGGTCGTTCAGGTACATTTAACAAATCAACAGCACACGAATTAACAGACGATAGAATAATCTGTAATCAGATTGTTAAGGAGAATGTTAATGGTACAGTAGATAATACTAAATACCTATATGCAAAGTATATTGAGTTAGCAACATTAGGTTTAGTAAAAGCTAAAGAAAGAAAAGCAACAAAAATTAACAGGAACTGTTTGACTAAACGTGGTCATGCGGTTTTAAATTAGGAGTACAATGATAATAGCAAAAAACGAAAGAGGATTAAAAGACCAAATAAGACTTATCCTAGATAAGTGGTCTAACTTTAGCGAAGAAGATAATGCAGCTAGGTTTAATCAATATTTAGGATTAAGACTACGATTAAGAAGAATAGCAATGGGTTTAACGCAAACTAAAGTTGCTAGAATGTTAAACGTAACTTTCCAACAGATTCAAAAATATGAAAAAGGAACTAATGCCATACCGCTTCCAAAACTTATAATGTTTTGTGAAGCAACAGATACAGATTGGGATTACTTCTTTCGTATTCTGCATAAGCTAGATAATGGGAAAACAATTTATTGAAAACAAATTAGGACATAAGATAGAATATAATCCTAAAGCAAAGGGTTATAGATATTCTGTAGATGGACAACACAAATCTAGTGTAACCACCGATATTGGTAAAAGAATGGATAAAGGTTTTTTACAAAATTGGTCAAAGAAAATGAGAGACGAATCTATAAAAGAGATAATGCTTATGGAGAATAAACCACTAGACCAAATTAATAAATTTATAAAAAGAGTGCAAAAAAGAGCAGAAGAAAAAGAATCTTTTGGTAGAGATATTGGAAGTGAGTTGCACGAATGGATAGATTTATTTTTTAAAAATAAAAAAGAACCTGCATTACCTGAATCTGAACCTTTAAAAACAATGGTAATAAAATGGAAAAGATTTTGGAAATCACAGAAGTTTAAAGTAGTTGCAAGTGAATTGCCTTTATATAGTCCTAAATTTGATACTTGTGGGTGTAATGATGTTATAGTAACTAAAGATTCTTGGAAAAATCTTTTAGCTGTAATTGATTGGAAAACAAGTAAAGATTTTAGTTTTGACCAACCAATTCAAGTAGAAATGTATAGAAGAATGATAGAGGAAACAACCAATTTTAAAATACAAAAACTTGCTGTTGTGAACATACCAAAAGAACCTGAAAAGGAGGTTTCTATGTTTATTGTCAAAATAGATGAGTCGTATTTTAAAGCGTTCAGAGCTATTAAATATTTAAATAAGCTCGAATGTAAATTTAAAGACGATCTAAAAAAATGGAAAAAGGAGAATAAAAGAAATGTATAATAAACAAAAAGAACCTTTTGTAGCTTTAGAGGTATATTTAAAGCCAACAGGTAAAGTATCGCCTAAATTTGAATATCAAGCTTCAAGTAAGACTATGCTTAAAGATACATCAACAGGAAAAAAATACTCAACTTATCAATTTGCTAATTGGTTAAATGAAAAGCACGTTGTAGAAAAAGTAAAACAAGGGTATTTATTAAAATTAGGTTCTGTTGATTTAGAGTCTGATAGAATGGATAAATACGCACACTCTAATATACAAAGAAAATTTTGTTGGTATTTTGTTAAAGATAACTATAAAACAAAAAGTATTGATGGAATGAAACCTATTGCACAAGCTATGCCACAATATGCAGCAGTTGCTATGACACAAGCACAACCATCTGCACCTGATAATGCTGTGCCTGTAACTATGCAAGACCATAAAAAAATGCCAGTTGTTAATGAAGATAGTGAGCCACTAGATGACGAAATTCCGTTCTAAAAGAAAAATAGCTGGTTATTATTGGAATGGTAAAAAGTTAATAATATTATATGAGGATGAGAGGTAAAAATGGATGCAATAACTTTTAACAGTAATGAAGTATATAAAAAGATGGATGAAGCAGCAAAGAAATGGAGTGAAGCTGCTGAAAAAGAAATACTACTAGACGAACATAGAAAATCAACTTTCTCCAAATGTTTTGCTAAACATAAACTTACTTGTAAGTCTGTAGCAGAAGCAGAACATAAAGCTAGGACAGATCAAGAATACACAAATGTCGTAAAAGATTTTGCTACATCTACTAGAGAGCTTATTAGAGCTAAACTAAACTATAATAACCTTGATAGACTAGCATCATTAAGACAAACAGAAGTCAAAAGGGATTTATCTTTAGTTCACAAACAGGAGGGATAATGATAATATTCGGCAAACCTTTTAAAATGAAATATATAATTATTACATTAGTTCTTATTATTATATTTGTAGGAATTGTCGGTTGCTCCAAAATGGAGTTTGACCCTAAAACAAGTTTGATAAAATATACTATTCAAAACAACAAGTAATTAATGTTTAATTAAATGCAATCCGTCTAAATCTGATTGCTCTGTTATTTCTTTGAATGTATAGCTGTAGTCCACAATCATAGCTTCAGGATGTTTGTTAAAATCATCTAGTGTCTTTTTAACTTTAGGAAAGTTTGGTTTATTATCTACAAAGCGTAATGAGATAAAACTTTCAAAATGATGAGGACTGAATACTTCTAGTCTTAAATCAACAATAACAAAGTCATTATCATTTTTTGTTTTTGCCATTTCGATTAAGTACCTTGTCCGTCATTTTTGTAGAAAATGTAGCCGTAAAGACTATGATTACAAGATACCATACGGAATCAGGGAGGTCGTTTATAATTCTTACCCATTCTTCAAAATTATCTCTTGTTTTTTCAAACCAACCTGTGCTTAACATTGCAATAAGCCATACCATTAAAATTTCGTCTTTCCAACTTTTATCTTGGCTTTTAATTCTAGTTATATCTACATCTTTAGCTGCCTCTATTTCAGCAGCTCTAATTGTTTTAACTTTTTCTGCCTTGTGTTTAAAATGGTCTGTAACTTTACCTACTGCCATTTTTGTAAGTGGATTATTTAATAATTTAAACCACATCATTTTAACTCCTTTAATAATTCGCAATAATGTATTGCCTTGTCTATATCCTCTTTACCATTTTTCTTATCGTATCTGCAAATGTATTTTATAATTGAACCTTGTATAAAAGATAAGTTGTTTGCAGTTATAAATTCTATTGGTTGTATTTTAAAGGATTTATAATGATTGCCGCCTATTTGTTTATCAGTTGCTTTCTTATGATGTTGTAAATCTGTATCAAAATCACTCATACTATCTTACCTATCCATTTACCATTTTTATCTAGTAACATTGGGTATAATTTAGGTTGTCCATTAATTATAGCTCCTGTTCCAATGACAAAACGAAGTCTGTGATTTTTTGTATACAAAAAGTTATAACTAGATTGTTTTGTTAGGCAACCGCATTGTAAAGACCAAACAAGATTATCTGGATTACTAAAATATTGTATGTTAAATTTTGAATGAAAATGGAAC